AGAAGTCCCTGCTCTATCATTCTCAACACGTATTCCATACAAATTACCAGTCTCAAAAATATTGGGATAATAAAAAACTATTTCATCATAATTATCAGAATATCCACTTATAGCCAACTGTCTTTGAAAATTTTGATTGGATAAAGCTCCATTTCCACCGTATAAATTAACAGTCGTTCCAGAATAAAAGCCTTCACCATATATGGTTCCAGTGCTACCCGGAGTTATACCGCTTCCACCGGGGGTTATAGTGTGTATCCTAGGTATACTATATACAAAAAATCCAGACTCTATACTAACTCCACCAAAAAAACCGGATACATCTAAATCTAAATACCCCCCTCCTGTAGCAAAACTATTAGTATCAGGAATAGTAGCCATGATACTTTTACCGGGTACCATACCCACTATACTGTTCTCTGCGAATTCTGTTCCGATACCTACATTACCGCCCCTGAAATTTACCCCAGTTATACCAAAAAGGTTATCACCTTCTATTATAACAGATGTTGCTCCTACTCCTGAATTTGGACTTAAACTGGAAACAGTAGGACTACCTATACCCGGTCTAAATAAAACTTCGGAAGGGTATTGCTCAGGGTAATTATCACTAAACAATGAAATTGAATGTCTAGTTATCTCTGCGTCACCTACCGCAACATTACCACCAGAAATACCCATTTTGAGACCAGTAGGAACTATTCCAGTTAATCTATTATAACCTCCTGCGTCAGTAGTAATTTTAAAATTACCAGTCTGATCTCCAATCGCAACCAAACAAGAATCACCATTACCTTCGCCAGTGTAAAATAAACCTGAGTTAAAATTATTACCACTTATAATCATGTTAGTTCCGGTAGTGTTACCTGCCGATATACTAACTACCTCTGCTAAAGGGCTGAAAAAGAATCCACTAGGGGGTTGATGAGATACTCCGCTAGCAAGCAAAAGGTTAACAGGACCTTTAGGCATTCTAAACACATGCCCTCCGACTTGAGTGCCAGTAGGTACTTCTGCTTTCACCCCAGTCGCACCTAGCGATTCAAAATTATTGAAAATAACATCATTGACGCTTACACCAGTAACTCCAGAGAGAGCTTGCCCTCCAATAATGAAATCTTGCCCATTTTTTAATTGACCTGAATTTATTCCTGTAACTACCGGTATAGGTACAAATTTATTAGAGGTTTTTCCACTCGCTAATGAAATATTTCCGTTAGCTCCAGTTCTTAAAGATGAAAATACGGTTATCTCATCATAAGTCGCGCCAGTAGGTACAACAACTTCTATCACGTTATCAGACAGAACACTAAACTGAGATGCTTTACCTATCCCTGTACCGAAATTTACATCAGTTATTCTATAGAAATTTTCTCCTGAGATCTGAATAATATCTCCCGCTGCTCCGCTAACAAAACCCGAAAGAAGACCACTTGTTAAAACCTGACTAGAAGAATCTAATATTATATTTTGCTTACCGAGAGATAGTAAACCCTCGTTTATTTGTATGGAAATTTCGTCAGTTATAGCACCAGCAGGAACCTCGCCAGACAAGCCAGTATTGTTAAGGTAGAATAATTCCTCTACCTCTTCTTCTCCGAAGAATACTCTTTGGGTAAAATTGATATTTTCACCGCTTAAGGTAAAACTTTTTTTTGGATTAAATACTGGCATTTATATATTTCCTCCTATTGTTCCTATACCCACGCAACCTTCTCCTCCATAGCTATCTATTATTGCTCCTACATACACACTTGTATCTTGAGTTGAGGCTTGCGTAACATTTATAGTTTGTTTTATGTAATCTCCTACCGATGAAGCTAAATTTCTACCTCTCATAACTCCAGAACAAGTAAAACTTTCCACTACTGTATTAGCAGTATTTTTTAAATCTACAGAAATTCTTGCCGTATTACCAGAGACTGGTAAATAACCGGTAGGGTTGTCTGTTTCAAAATTCATATTTACATTTTTTGGTCCAAAACTAACTGCACTAGGTTTGGTCTCTCCCATTAAGTAAACTGGTTGAACTTCAGATTGGTAATTATAAGTTCCAGCAACAAAATCCTCTACTGATCCTGATAAAGTTGTATTTTCTATTGGTATATAATGAGCTACAGAAGCATGTCTAAAGTTAAGAACCTCTTTATCAGTAGGGGCTTGTTCGGTGGTGGGTACAAATTGACCATTTAATTGATCAAAGAAAGATATCGAAGCGTTTGCTATCGCAGGAGCATTTGGACTAAAATTAACAGAATACGAGGTTAGGTAACCACTATCAAAATTTAACCCTCCAAAATTACCTGATATTACTTGACTTGATTTAAAGGGTATTTCAGCTTGACCAGTTATAAAAGATTTAAAATAATCAACGCCAGTTAAATAATAATTAAAAGATAAAGTGCCACCAATACCATTAGTTGCTGTAAAACTTTCCGTATGCCGCTGTTTTATGTTATAATTAGGTTGTAAATTTGCCTGAAGAGAAATTTCTGCATTTGAAGCTAGAATTTCATTTCCATTAACCTGTAATTTAGAATTGTTTGCAGTATAAAACACATTAATAAGCAGCGGTTAAAGTTTTCTGAGTCCTAATAATATCGTCTAACCCCACAGATGCAGAAGTATTGATTTGTTTTGCGTCTGTTATCCTAAGTAGCATAGGGTTTGCAGTAGGAGATAGCCCTTTTAATTCCAAATTATAACTGGCGGCTGTTTCATCGTATTTTAAGCCAGAATTAAACAAGTCTTCAGAAACGTTAATACTTTCAGAAGCGTTTGTGTAAAAAGTGGTTACTGGAAACTCTTGGCCAATTTTATAAATAGGATTATGGTTAAAGCTTATTGAATAATCTGCACTATAAATTGTTGCTACTGCAGGGTTTTGTGCCGATGTATCATCATAAAGTTTTGTATTTAAAGTCGATGGCATCGTAGTGTATCTTCCGTGAGCAATACCTGTAGTTACCGAGGTCCCCACAGCTACTCCTGCGCTTACCCCGCTTAATCTACCGCTAACCGGAAGGTCGCTACCCGAACCAAAGAGAGTAAAAGCAGCACTGGAAGAAGAAATACTGTTAGCAGTTGTGTTGAAACTGTAAGAATTTAAAAAACCTACCCCACTAACATTTGCGCATTTAATTATTACCCCACTAGCTTCTGAATCTGTAGAATTTTTAATCGCATCAGCTAAATAGTTTATAATATTACCATTTCTCTCAGAAGTAACACCTATACCCACAATATTTTGAAATTCTCCGGTTATAGTAGTTAAAAAGTTAAAAGAAATATCTCCTACCCTTGCTGCAGAAGGAAACTGACCGATTGGACCCTTTTTACCTACAGAATAGATGGGAGACTGTGAATTATTAAAATTTATACTACAGTCCGTCGCTATCAGAGTTTCTCTAAAGTTAGTACCTAGAGCCTGAATTTCAACCGGAGCCTTATCGTAAAATATTCTTGCCATAACCTTTTTTGATATTACACTATTTTTAGCGCAAAATGAAAGATCTTAAGTTAAAATTGATCCTTGCGTTAGAATCATTGTTAGCGCTAAAGGATTCAGACGTTAATAACATATCATCAAAAGAGTACTTTAATAATATATCGTGACTGTTATTTTTTTTCAAAGTTATTACTGTATTCTTAAAAACAGTTTCGTCAGGTATAAGACGCATATTCTTTATTTCATAGTCGTCTGGTTCTATTTCAAAATTTACATTTACTTCAATAGGAGTCCCAGCAATTACCCCAGTAGGTTCATCATTACCGATTGCATAAATCGGAAGTCTTGGCGTAGCTATATTTACATTAAAAGAATTAACCCTGTTGGTAACAAAAGTGTCTAAATTTATTTCCATTGAGCCATAACTCGTTACATTAAGGCTGGTGGGGGTTTGAGAGGTTTGTTCCCATGAATCAAATTGAGCACCAGTGCCAAAATTACCGTAAATGACTGAACTTGTAGAAGATTGCGGTATCTGCCCAATAGCACAAGTCGCTGAATAAGTCTCTAAATAGCCTTCGGTAAAGTAAAACTTCTTGCTTCCGTGGTCTACTACACCACTAAAAGGCAATGTCCCTGTATAATTCTGCATAGGATCGCGCGATTTATAACTGCTTAACTCACTCGGAACTGGTAAAAAATGAGTTAACAGAGTATTTACCTCCAAAGTAGCCTGTTGTGGGCCTTCTGGATAATACTGTATAGAATTTATACCTAAATTCGACACAGGTCTCGCCACGGAGTTATAAGACGCAGTCAAAGACTGTACCCCTTGTATTCCGCTACCGTTGATTGTGAGCCTTTCAGCTTCCCTTGTTATTCTACCTAACATTACTTTATCTTTATTTTACACTCTTTTTTCAGTGTATTATAATAATAAAGGATTAAGGTAAAATGGCTAACGATAGTATATACAATATTGCGCAACATAACTCTGCTCGAACCTATGTAAAAAATTCCATAGTTTTCATTCAGGAGCTGATAGAAGAGAGTAATGGAGTCCCAAAAAATATCAAATATTATTACGCTTTACAAGACGTACCGTCTAGTACAGCGATTACCAATGCTAGTTACTGGGGAGGTTTTACTCGCACATTAGGAAGTACAAGTATCACCGGAAGTGAAATTTTACCAGAATTTATATGGATTCCATCCTATAATGTAAGTGTAAACAATCAACCCAGTGCAAACCCCATCGTTTTTGGAAACGGTTACGAACAAAGAATACAAAATGGTATTTATAATACGCTGATAAAGATTGATTTATCATTTGATATGCGAAACGATTTAGAAGCTCGATCTATTTTACATTTTCTTCAGGCTAGAAAAGGTACAGAAAGTTTTATAATGAAACATCTCCCATCTATTTATAGTGACGGAAGCTACAAAAAAAGATTTTATTGTGCTAATTTTACTTCAAATTTTGTTTTTCATGATAACCACTCTGTCAAAGCAACATTTATAGAAACTAATAATTAAAATGCCAAATAATTACCCACAAACGCCTGAAGTAGCTCGTAATTCTGTTAAATCCCTAAATGCAGAAATTGCTAATCTTACCCCTTCGGCTTTAGTCACGATGTTTGAGATTGATATTTCTCAACTTGCGTTAGATTCCAATATAAATCTTTCACAAGACGCTGAATCCCAAGGAATTCAACAGGGTCAAGCAGAAGATGGTATATTGAGGTTCCATAATAACATAAAAGTTTTTAATTCTTATATTATATGGCAAGGTAAGACTTACTACCCTGCCCCGATAAAGGCTTCAGGTTTTGAAACCACTACAAAAGGTTCTCTACCTCAACCGTCTCTTTCCATTACAGCAAATTCTGAAAACGGTATCGATCAGATAGCCCTTTTAAAATACGAAATAAGAAAAATAGGAGATATAGTTGGAGCTAAAGTAACAAGAAAAAGAACTTTTGCCAAATATTTAGATACGGTTAATTTTGGAACGAGTAAGCTGGCACGAGTAGGTAAAGAAAGTAATATGTTGCCTGCTGGCTATGAACCTGATCCTTATGCCTATTTGCCAGATGATATTTACTATATCGAAAGAAAACAAACAGAAAACAAAGTAAATTTAGTCTATCAGCTCTCCTCAGTGTTGGATTTAGAGGGAACAAAACTTCCCAAGAGAGTATTGTTGGCAGATAAATGTGTTTGGCAGTATAGAGGTATTGGATGTTGGTACCAGCACCCGGAACAGGGGAGTGAATCTGGAGGAGGAGAATTACAAAACTATGCTACAACCGATACTACTCCTGAAAATGTAGAGATACCTATTTTAAGAAAAGCTAGATTAAAAACTTTAAGAAATGACGGTATAATAAAAGACTCGGATGGAAACAATGTCACAGAGAACTCGTCAAACCGTAAAAAACTCCAAGGGTGCGGAATGCTGCTTAATTCTCCCCCTGTAGCTACTGATTCTGACGATGATATAATTACTGAAGCATTACAAAACCAATCAGTAGACAATTTTTCTTTCGAAAATCTAGGACTTTTTAATAAAGAGTCCTCGGATGGTTACAAAATTGGAAATTATGTATATATAGTAAAAGATTCAGTCAAATATTATTATGTTTGTAAAAAAACGATGAACGCCGGACAAATTGTAGCACCGCCTAGCACTGACTATTGGGTTGCTGATCAATGCTCAAAAAGTTTAACAGGATGTAGATTAAGGTGGGGGGCGCGAAATAGAAAAACTGCTAATAAAGGCGGTTGTCAAATTCAAATCGGACAATTGCCATACGGAGGATTTCCTGCTGCTAAAAAAATAGCAAGAGGAGGGTAAAAAAATGAAACTCACTGAAGATATAAAAAAATCAATAAAATTGCATTCTCTTAAAGAAGCTCCAAAAGAATGCTGTGGTTTAATCGTATCCCGTGATAATTCGAATCAGATTTTCAATTGTCGAAACGTTTCAAATGAACCCACCAAACATTTTTCAATCTGTGCTCTGGATTATGTTAAGGCAAGTGACTCTGGGGATATAAAAGCTGTATATCACTCTCATCCATCTACCAGTGAGAAATTTTCATCCTACGATATGTTGAATAGCAAGGGTCATGATCTGTTTTATATCTTATACAATATTGAAAAAGATATTTTCTCTACATTTGACCCCAAAAAAGAAAAAACATTTATTCATGACAAACCTTTCGTAATGGGTAAAACTGATTGCTATAATTTTGTAACAGAATATTACAAGAGCTTAAATATAAATCTATCAGACTCTCCAAAAACACGAGATGAAGAATGGCAAAGTAAAATGCCTAACCTACCTGAAGAAATAGCTTCAATGAACCCTTCTCTAAGAGAGATTGATGATTTTTCATTGGCAAAGAAACATGACATATTACTTTTTAAAATGATTCCCGGAAAAAAAGCTAATCATGCCGGTGTATACCTAGGGGATAAAAAAATAATTCATCGACCTAGAAATATGTATACGACAATCGAGAACATGTCTGAAAAAATCATAAAAAAAATCTATAAAATTTATCGTAATGAGCAATTTAACTAACATTAAAGTTCATGGCATTTTAGCTGAACAACTAGGAAGAAAAGAATGGAAACTTTCGGTAAACAGTGTTTCTGATGCTATCAGAGGCGTAGAAGCCAACTGTAAGAAGTTTTACAAAACCCTTTGGGAGAATGATAGAAAAAATATAAAATATAGAGTACTGATAAATAAAAAAGATTTTGCAATTGAAGAAGGTAAAGACCCTAACACTTTAGAAGGTCTTTACTCGTCTGAGTTAACGTTAAATAACCCTAATATAAAAACAATCGACATCGTGCCAGTTGTTGAAGGAGCTGGAGGCAACGCAATGGCGATTGTAACAATTATAGTAGGTGTAGCTATGATAGCTATAGGAGCTGGGGTATTACTTCCTATGATGATGAGTAAAGCCATGTCAACTGCCTTAATACTTGGTGGCGTAGGTTTGGTAGCTGCCGGTGTCACAAACCTCCTAACACCTATGCCTAAATTCGGAGATTTTAGAGAAATAGAACAAGGGGGATCAAAATCTTATCTTTTTAACGGTCCCGAAAATACAATTCGAGAAGGGGGTCCGGTATATGTAGCTTACGGAAGATTACTTGTTGGTAGTCATGTTATACAAAGCGCTGTAGATACTCTAGATATAGATGCAGAAGTACAGCCTAAAGACGAATGGGGTAACCCCACTGATGGGCTAAAATATTCTTTTAACCCAAGTATACCTATAAATACAACAAATTGGAACGGAGGAGAGTAATAAAAAATGGGATCTAAGAAAAAACCTAAAAAAGCACGTAATCCAGTAATAGATGTTGCTGCAGTAAGAGTAGACTCAAATTCAGACGGAGTACCAGAGTACGTAACGTCTCGCTCTTACGCTGAAATTGTAGATTTAATTTCAGAAGGGCCTATCGAAGGAATAACTAGCGGTAACTATAGTTATACTAGAAACGACAATGTAACAGGTTATCAAAAAGTAGAATTCACTCATTATACAGCAACAGGCGTAGACCCTAGTAGCGCAACTCAGTCAAAAGAGCTTGGATTTTTAAGGTCAGTTTATTGGAATGAAGTACCTGTTGTGGATAGAAGTGGATTTTATAACTTTTCTTCAGTCAACTTAAATTATGTAAAAGGTAACCCTTCTGGAGATATACCTGAAGCAAATGAAAACCTTCCTACTTTCGGCGCTGTAGGTTCCAACAGAATAATGGACCTCTCCATCAACAGAACGATAGGAGAAAGACTTTATGGACCTGAAATTAAAGGGGCAGACGATTCACCTACTAACACCAAATACGCAACATCAAAATCTCCAATAGATAAATACGCGAAGACTTATAGTATACTTAATAAAGAATGTAATGAAATTATAGTTCGTGTAAAAGTACCATCACTACAAGAAAATTTACAATTCGGCGAAAAAACTTATAAAAAACGACAAGCAGCGACAGGTTATGGAGACACAAAAGCTCGCATTATAGAATATAGTATTTTTTATCAACCTATGTTCAATGATAGGTTCGGGTCAAATAAAACGACAAGTGATACATTCTCCCAATTCTCCACTGAATCTTGGGAGCTTGCTAAAAATGAAATAATAGAAGGTAAGATAGAAGAAGGGTATATTAGATCCACTACTATTGATCTTTCAGACAAAGGATTTCAAGATAAAGATAACTTCGAAGGATGGAGGATTAGGATCGTAAGAACGACCCCGGAATCTATTACTTCCTTTTTAAGAAACCAATCTTTTGTAGATTCTATTGTTGAAGTTTATGGAACAAAATTAAGATACCCTTACTCATCCATGGTCTATTCTTTATTTGATGCAAGATCTTTTCAAAGAATACCTTCCAGAGCATATGATGCGAGATTACTAAAAGTAAAAGTCCCCAATAACTATAACCCATTATTAAAAAGTTATGGAGACAGTTCTGAGTCCATGGCAACTAAAGTTCAGGGGATAGCAGTAGGAGCAGCTACAAACTCAACCACAAGCACTAACGGCGCTACTTGGACAAGGGTCAGTGAAGACGCTACTGTAGAATGGGACGGTAATTTTGAAGATTTGATTTGGACAGATAATCCCGCTTGGTGTTTTTATGATTTGATTACTAACCCTAGGTATGGGTTAGGAGAATTTGTAGATGCATCTCAAATAGATAAATGGGCACTCTATGATGTAGCAAAGTACTGTGATGAACTTGTAGATGACACTTATGGAGGGTTTGAACCGCGCTTTACAATTAACTATATAATTACATCCCGAGAAGAAGCTTTTAAAGTTCTTAATGATTTATCTTCTATTTTTAGAGGTATAGCGTACTACAGTAATGGTAGTATTTTTTCATCTCAAGACAAACTCAAATCTGCTATTTACAGTTTTAATAATTCAAATGTCCTCGATGGTAATTTTACCTATTCTAGCTCGGCAAAGAAAGCCCGTCATACTGTAGCTATTGTAAGATACAACGATAAAAGAAATAGCTACCAACCTGCCGTGGAATACATGGAGGATGAAGAGTATGTAAAAAGGTATGGGATTAGAGAATTGGAAACGACAGCTCTTGGGTGTACCAGTAGAGGACAAGCAAGGAGATTTGCAAAATGGATTTTAGCCAGTGAGTCTGAAGAAACAGAAACATCTAGTTTTAGTGTTGGCATGGATGGGGCTTATTTGAGACCCGGTGATGTAATTAGTATTTATGATAACTATAGAAATCCATTAAAATATAGCGGCAGGACTAATGCTGTAGTAAAAGGCGGGACAGATGTTACGTTTGTTAATAGGCTAACTGAAGCTGCATTAACAGCTAGTCAAAGAGGTTATGTTAATAGTATTATCATAGATCAAGCTCTTAACTTCAAACAGAACAAAAAATATAAATTCTCATTACTAACCCCTACATACGATTACAATCAGGAAGATGTAAGCAGTAGCGTTGACATAGATGAGGGCGTTAGAAGAACTCAGATTCAAAATCTCGCTTTTAACGGATCTGATGTAATAAACATCACAGGAGAACCGGGAGCTTTTAGGTCAGATTTAAATTATGAAGGGTCTGGAGTTTGTACCAAAATTTACTTTAATAGCGGAATGAGAGTCGAAGATACCGCTGGAGCAACCAAGGGAAATGTGGGGTCTCCTTACACTGGCAATCAGCTCAATTTTCAAGATTATGTTATTACGGGATACTCAAAATACATGGCAAGTGTCGGAATGGGATCTGCCGTACCGTATTCTGGTAACTATTACTCAGGACAAAATCTTATTT